GGTTAATCGAGGCAAAGTTTTGTAGTAGGGCAAGTGTTTCTTCACTTAGTTGCATAATGCGTTTCTCCATTTTTTAATATGTATATTATATCACAAAAAGCAGTGATTGTAAACCACTTTTTGCACTTATTCACCATTAGTTCTATCATGCTCATATAACGCAAGTAGTCCATAATGTAAAACCTTCATCAGGTCTTTGCGCCACTCAGCTGGAGTATCGCCTTTCTTCCCATAACGAGCATTATATTTATCAACATTGCCTAAGAAGAATCCTAGGCCATGTCCTCTGTCAATGATGACCTCACTTGATTGGAGTCCACCTTGACCATAATGTGCATTATAAGTTGAATCTATGTACGAGTGGAGCTCTTTGATCAGAGCTCCCTCATTAAATTTGTAATCAGGATTAGAAGTTTGCTTCATTATTTTCCTCAGTTGTTGTTTCATTAGTAATTACACCATCATCTACCTTAGTGTAAAGATCAAGGAAAGCCGCCTTGGTATCATCATCAAATCTTGCGATACATAGGTCAATAGACTTCATCTTGTCTCCGAAGATAGAATATGTCTGGACAATGTGACACAACCTTCTGGTTGAAATAACTTCGTCTACGCCATCATCATAAAAAGTTTTTCTGATAATATCTGCCCAGGTAACAAGTTTATCTGCAAATTCCTCGTCTGTTTTACCAAACTTGTCCATATGTTTCCCTACGATTTTCTTTTCAATAGAGACCGATGGGAATTTCTGGTCAATTGCCACTGTAAATCTTTCAAGGAAAGCATCATCAATAATTGTGGCAGCGGTAAATCTGCCGTCTTCTGAACCCTTACCTTTGGTGTTGGCTGTGGCTATAACATTGAAGCCAGCCGCAGGAGAAATTGTTTCACCTGTTTTCTTAACCAGAACAGGTTTCCCTTCAAGTATACCTTGCAAACACATAATTTTATTTGTAGCTCTATCAATTTCATCGAGCAGTAAAATTGCACCGTTCTCCATTGCCTTAAGAACCGGCCCTTTAGAGAATACAGTTTCTCCATTAATAAGTCTGAATCCGCCAAGTAAATCGTCCTCGTCTGTTTCTGGGTTAATCTGAACCCTAATAAATTCTCTGTTTAATTTTGCGGCCGCTTGTTCTACCATGAAGGTTTTACCGTTTCCAGATAGTCCTGAAATATATGTAGGGTAAAACATTTCTGATTTAATAATTTTTACCAAATCGGAATATGAACCCCATGGTACAAACGTTGAATCGACTTTTGCCATAGACTTTTCTTGGTTAACAATCGACTGCATTGACAGAGCCGTATTCTGTTGCGTATTTGATGATTCAGTGATGGAATCCTTAAGTGGGATAATCATTGCACTAAGATCGTATGTACCAATCTTGACTCTATTCTCTTTGTCGCAAAGAGGATACCAATCTGATCCTTTATAGCCAAGAGATTCAGCAGCGGAAACAATCAGGTTCTTCCTGAACTCTGTTTGATCCGGATATTGTTCTGCCAATTTCTTGACGATGTTTTGTGTTGAAATTTTCACGTTATTCATAATATAATTCACTCCTTAATTAATTTATATGTATATTATATCACACTGAGCATATTTGTAAACACGCTTATGTAAAATAATTGCACTTTTTGTACGCTTTTCTTATATTTTGTTGTTATAAGACACATATCCTTTATAACCACAATAATTAAGCTACCGCCTTACCAAATTTAGTCATTAAAACCTTATTTAATTTCTTGCCTTTGGCATGCTTCCTAAACGCAGACCCTATCTGATTTTTCGATGCATCATCTGCAATCTCAAAGTCTTCAGTTTGGGCAGACAAAGCCTTTCCAGATTTAACCATGTAGTAATCATTATATCCGTAGATGTTTTCTATGTGAACACACTTATTGTTTCTGTATTCTTTTGCCCATTCCTTAGAAGCTTCATCCCAGTATTTATTATTAGACCAAGCAATGTCTTTCAGTCTCCACTTCCAATCTGAACCTTCGGCCATGAAGAATCCGATATTATTGGTACCATGTAATTTAGAGATATGAGTTAAGATAGCATCCGTAACTGTTTTAGAGTTTGAAGTCTCAGTTGATACCCACTTACCACCAACATTTATTTTTAAACCCCCACCATAAGGTGTATGCACATCAGCTCTTGGGTCTTGATGAAGATATAATCTGTTTGCATCACCATCTGTAAATGTAACAAAATTCATTTTCTGAACCTGATGTTTTCTTTTAAACTTCTTAATTAGATCTTCTGCAATAATAAGAGCCTGATTAAGTGGAGTCGAACCCCAATCTTCCTCTTTAGCCTTAATTGAGTCTTCGTACCAACCTTCTCCTGGAGCAACTCTCTGATATAACCACTTCAAAGCTTCCATAAATTCAGCCTTCTTTAATTCAGAAGAGATTACGAGAGGCATTGATAATTCGTCCATCTCAATATGGCCAGGCATATTTTTCATCAGTTCCCAATTTAATTTGGGATTAGTTGAAGTAAATCCGTAAACCTCAAATGGAATGTTTACTGCCTTACAAAACATAACTGTGTGAATAACTTGATCCATAACATATTTCATGGAACCAGACATTGAACCAGAGTAATCAATGAGCATCATCATACCGTGAGACTTAGCATCTGCAAGTCTTGTCGCCTTAAGAAAAATATCATCGTTGGTTTTATATGACCATAGTGCATTCACATTAATCTGGCCAGTCTTAGCTGTAGTAGCTCTTTGATATTGGTAAGCAGCTTTTCTTTGTTCAAATTCCTTGACAGCAAAGTTAACAGATTTCTTGACTCCGCTGATGTACTCATTAAAGCCGTAATCGGGCGAACTCCATGTTGCATATTTCTCTGCACTATAAGAACATTCTTCGAGTTTCTGTTGTCTTGCTGCTTTCAGTTCGTTATATGATGAAACAACTTTGGATGCAATTGATTTTTCAATTGGCTTGATTACAGCTTTTTGTTTACCCTTATCATCAATGTCCAACAAAGTAGATTCTTTGGCCCTAAATGCCTCGTCAGTAATAGAGATATCGGCTTCTTGTTGATGATCAGGTTCTGCAGAATAAACAGGTTCCTCTTCAGCAGTGTCTGCATCAACTTCATTGGCCTCGTCAGAAGAAGCTTTAGAATTTTCTTCCTCATTGGATTCTTTTTCTTCCTCTTCCTCTTCATCTTGGTAATCGTCATGACCCTGACTTGTTGGATCAGCATCTTCTTGTTTATCTTTAATTTCTGGCTCATCAATGTTGTCAGTTTTAGGTTCTGGTTTTTGGATTAGTTCATCCTGATTCTCTTGTGTCCAAGAAAGAATGTCTCTAACCAACTGAACAACATCATCAAATGTCTCAGTTTTGTTAGCTCTATCCATGTAAACCCATTCCTCATCTGTAAAGGGAACGTCGATTAGCTGACCTATTTTAGCTTTTAGGTTAATTTTATCAATAAGCTTTACTTGATCCCAGTCAATTTTGTCGATAGGACCGAAGAACTCATTATCATATAATTTTTTGTAACCTCTTTGAAATGATGCAACTAAACCAGGGTAAGTTGATTTTACCATTCTTTCGATTCTTGCATCTTCAACAACATTGATATATGACCTAGGGCAACCCTTCAGTTTTTCTGGACTATCATGCCAGCCTTCATACGGGGTGTTTAGTGCATGACCGACTTCATGACCTATTAATAAGTCATAGACATCTTTACCCATATCTTTCCATAGAGGAAGACCTAGGACTCTGTCTTTGACATCAAACCATGCAGTCTTGTAGTTACCATGTTGAACCGTAATATTCTCTTTTGCGAGTAATTTTGGCAACATTGAATTTGAATAATTAATCATATACACTCCTTATTTATGGTACCATTATATCACACTGAGCATAAATGTAAACACG